ATTTTAATCCTCTCTTGCTCATCGTCAAAGCTTGTATCTTGAGAAATAATGTCAGCAGACACAAGATTTTCAAACAAAACATTAGCTGATATTGCCCCCGCCTGCCAACTCTTAACAAGAACATCCAAGTCCTGAGCTGTCATTGAGTTTGGAATAAAATCACGATTAAGATCAACCTTAACATCACCAGTTACGCCTGACCAATCGCGCAAATATTCCATGACGTGCGTCAACCCAATGCTAATTGACTGTGAAATTGAAGCAAGTACACTGTTTTCACTTGATCTGTGAATATTAGCCGTTTGCGCTGATTCTGCTGCGCGTTTTTCAGGTGCTAAAATACGCGCTCCAAGTGTTGCCATCATTGCTTCTTTTGAGCGCAATGCCTCGCGCAATTCGCCTAAGCCTTGCCCTGTAAATTCAAGATAAAATGCTTTTGATTGCGGGTCTGGCAATAACCATGCCGTTCCGCTACCAATACGAAGTGACGCGCTTTTATCGTCTGAATAATATCCTGTCACAACGGGTGTTGGTAGTCCAGTAAAGTGCAAGCCATGCTCATAATCGGCTGTGGTTCTGTAATGCGATAAATTCACGTCAACAAGGTCAAGCAATGGCGGTTTATCCACGCATGGTGAATTGTCACGCACGCCAAAAAACTCAAACGGGATTTTGTTAATCACGCGCCCATTTATTTGTGGGAATATCTCCTCCACTAAAATAAACTCACCGCGCTTGTCTTTACGGAAAACACGTTGCCGATATGCGCTATTGACCAAATCAAGAACGCGCCACTGCGGTTCGCATTTAGATTCAAATTCATCAACGGGAATCTCGTTTTCTTCTTCAAGCACAACCAGCGTTAATTGCTCAACATTGTTAATGCGTCCAGTTTTCCAGTTAATGATTGATTCAGCATCATATATGGTCGCGTAAGGTCTTGCGCCTTGTGCCTGTGCTTGTGCAAGTGTTACCGCGTTAACAATAGGTGGGTAATCGACAAGAACACCACAACGTCCAATGGTAATGACTTCTTCGCTAATGATTTCTGCAAATTGATGCAACGATAACCCGCTCATTGTCACGTCTGCAATAATATTATCCATTGCTGCTGGTGCTGTGATGACTTCGGGTTTAAGAAATATCATTCCAGTCAAGCCATCAATCGTTCTTGCTGTGGCGTTGTAATAAAGTGCCCGCTGTTTGTAAGCGTAATATTCCGCGTCAGTTTGACCGCTTAGGCGTGGAAGGTATTTAATACCTTCTTTGTGGATCTCGTCTTGCCCTTCTGACGCGTGTTCGCATCGTTCCCATATTTCATAATACTCGTGATACTCGCTGTGTTTTGCATCGACTGCCATTTTTATATTCCTGTAATTGTAGCTAAATTAGGGCGATTATTAATAATCGGATATTCAAAATCAATGAAATAACGAATAGCAGTGCCAATGTGCTGATAATCACTATCAGCTTCAAGAAACGTAGAGCCATCTTTTAACTGACCTGTTGATAATGATTTGTGAGTGTATGGCGCGTTTTTTGTATTAACAAATATGAAGTTTTCACTATTTGCATTGCGTATTTTTGCTCTTACTGCGTTTTGTCCGTCTTTTATTGATCTAGTTGATGGCTTTACTCTTCTTGAGTAGCTCCATTTATTATCTCTTAATATTTGTTCAATATCAGTATAGTCTGAGGCGTGTCCGTGTTTTTCCCCTGCTTTTCCTGCTGGATCGCCATAAATTAAAACATGTTTATTTTTATGATTTTTAAACTTATCCACAAATTCTAAGGCTGACTGTTGCGCCACTGCACTGATTAAAATAATTTCATCAAGCAATAAAATGTTATTTCCTCTGATAACGCCTATTCCGCTGGATAATGGCGTAAAGTTAAAGTCATGATACCAGCATAATTGCTCATGTTCTTTTATGGTTTCATCAGTATAATTATCACTGCAATAATCCTCATAAATTCTACCGCTTGCAGTTTCAAAACTTGCTTCAAATTCTTGTTTAAATTGCTTTTCGCTCATTACTCTACGAGCTGATTCAATCACGTCTGGCGGCAATATCTCGCTACTTTTCCAATGATATAACGCCCAGTCTGGATCACCGCTGTTTTTGGCATATTCTGCCATCTCATAATAATGATTTAAACCATCGGGAACACCAAGCAACCAGCACCAAGCGCGATAATCAGGGCGCAAAGGGTGAACGGTATTTAATGCAGGCAGTATGTTTTCAGCCCACGCATTTGATTTAATATCTGCAATTTCATCAATGCCGCCGCCTGTCCATGCAATACCTTCAATACGTTCAGGCTTATCTAAGCCAATTAAATGTATTTCAGTTTCGTTTGGTAGCGTGATAATTAAATCGGTTTCACTTGGTTTTTTATCATGAGTGCATGAAAACGTGAGTGCTTTCATATCTTGCCAGTAAATCTTTTTAACTTGGCTGTATGTTGGCGCAGCAATAAAGTATTTCTCACCATCATTTAGCATTGCTTGCTTTGCTAAAAACCGTTTGAATCGTTCTGTTTTGCCGCTACGTCTACCTGCTGGAACAACTGGGAATCTAACACCGTTTTCGACTGCTTTAATCAATGCTAACTGAACAGGGTGGTCAATTAACTTGTACCACCGATTGTGCTGATTTTCTAGCTGCGTTTGCTGTCTTGTTTTCATTAGTCAGGAAGTTTATTGACTAAATCTTTTAAAACGTCTGTCATGCTTGTTTCTTGTATTTCTACGCGATCAATAAACATACCACCCGACTTTGCAAGCAGTTCACTTGCTTTTAATCTATCATTCATTTTTTCAACATTTTCACGCATTATACTTGACCAAAATTCTTTAATCTCATTTGCGTTTGCAATGCGTTTGTTTTCAATCGGATTTGCTAATTCTGCAATATATTCTTTAATTGTAGTATTTTGCAGTAATTTTGAGGCGTTTGTATTTATATCTTTTTCACTATAACCAGCTAAACGAGCTGATTCTGTCGCATTACCATTGGTAGCATAATGCTCACAAAAAGCCTTTTGTTTAGGTAATAATTTTTTATTTTCCATATTTCCCCCTACTGTGCGGAAACCCTATAAGGTATTTTAGCTTTTAAGCACATTCTAACCATTGCCAATATTGTCGGTTTTAATTCAAGCGGTTCATTTGCAAATTTTAAACGATTTAAAACAGCGTTTTCGCCTTTTGTTACCGCATATAAATTTTTAATATTAAAATTTTGTTTGTCGTTATCATAAAACCTAATAACTATGCTTGGCGATATTTCGCCATAATGCTGCTCATAAATCAAACGATGCTTTAATTTCCAACGTTCTTTTTTTGTTCCTGTTTCAGCCACTTTAACACGAATATACCCATCATTATCAACATGCTCATCACCTAATGGTCGAGTGTTCCATGTTTCATTTCCTTTTTTGAATCGAGTTTTTGATTCACCAGTTGATTTTTTAACGCCTTTGTTCCAAGGCGTAAACCCTTTCTGAAACCGTCCACTGTTCATTTTAAAATAGCAGGTAGCTCTTTGCGTTCTGGGATGTCATTAATGCGTGTCTGCGCATCAAGGACTAAACGCGCATTATCGACAATTGTACGCGCAATAATGGTCAAACTTTTTGATCGTTCTGCTTCAAAAGCAAGTTGCTCAACATTTAATGATTCTTCGCTCAATCTTTCCATTTGAGCAAATAAATGATTGTTTAAATCTGTCAGTGTATTTTTCATTCTTGTTCCTGTTTAATTTAACCATCAAGTAATTAAACCATAACCCCGCATTGCAAAATTATCAGAAATGCTGCGGTAAAACTGCTCCCGTCTTTTTTCCGTGCGAGAGGACACGTTTATGGTTTAATTCTTCATAGTTAAAAAACCACCACGCCATAAACTGCAATGAGTGGTGGCCGTGTTTTTTGTTGATAATAATCTCAGTATTCGTTGGCGTACTTTCAGCCAATCCCAAGTCTCCTATTTCTGAGCGTCGTGCCATTACCGGTGCGCTATGCGCGTACTATCAAGTCATAGCATCTAAGCCTGCCTTGGCACTTATA